CAAGCACAAGACGGCAAACCACATCACCAGCACATTCTGCTGTTCGCCGATGCCGGCCTTCGCTGCCATAGCCCTGTACTCGGTCAGGAGCACCTCCTGACCCTTGTCGTCGTGGACGGCGTCGATCGCCGCGTCGGCCAGCTGGACTGCGTCCATGTGGCCGTGGGTCTCCTTCATCTGCTGGATGACCTTGCGGGGGATATCCCGCTCGGCCATCTTCGCGCCGGCGATCAGCGAGATCATCTCCTCACCGGAGTTGAACCCGAGGAACTCCGCCACGAAATCAAAGGGCAGGCCGCCCTCCTCCGTCATGCCGGCGGTGTCGCGGCGCCACTCGCCCGGCACCGTCTCCGGGTCTATCTTGATGGCGGTGCGACCGGGTGCAACGTCCTCGAGCCCCAAGCCTTCGGACAGGAGCTTCCACGCGCGCCAGCCGCGGGTCTGGGAGAGGGCCTCGGTCTCTTCCTTGATGAGGCGTGCCCGCTCTTCCTTCCAGGCCTGGCGGGTCTCCTGTGCGGCTTCGCGCATGAGCTTGCCGTCGAGCTCGCGCTGCTGTTCCTCGTTGGCCTTGTTCCAGGCCTCGACGTAGCGGTCGTATTCATCGTCGGAGAGGTAGAGCGCGGTCTTCGGCAGGGGCTTGGTGACGCCGACGCTGGTGCGGGCTTCAGCGATAGCCTCGTCGGAGGCGACCAGGCGGTCGAAGACGGAGCGCACCTCGTCTGTGAGCTGCACGTCGAGGGCCGTCATGCGCTTGTACACGAACACCATCCAGGCGCGGAATCGGTTGAACGTGCCCTGCAGTTCGTTTGACGGAGCGCGGCCCTCCATGAGGTACGCCTCCCAGCCGCGGGCGAACATCTCGTGGTGACGGACCTCGATCTTCTGCGCCGGGCCTGCGCCCTTCTTGGCGTCGAGGCCCATCCAAGCGCGGATCTTCTCGAGGTCTGCCGCCATCTCGGGCGAAGCGCTGCCGCGTTCGACGAGGGCCTGCAGCATTTCGAGATAGTAGTGGGCTGCTTCGTGCTGGAAGGTGGAGAGGTCAGCCTTGCCGGTGAGCGTGATCTTGAACTCGGTCCTGCCGGGGGCGATCTCGATGAAGCCCCTCTTGACGGGCGTCCTGGACTGGACGACCTGGTTGAGGGTCGCGGTCTCCGCGGCCGCCGGGTCGAAGGCCATGTAGACAACGTCGGGGCGGCCATTGTTGTAGGCCTTGAAGGTGTCGAAGTCCCAGCCGTCTGGTTTGTACTCTTCGTTCCAGGTGTCACGGCCGGTTTCGACGAAGCCGACCGCGCCGTAGATCTTGGGCAGCACCGTATCGAAGCAGTCGAGCTTCGTGCCGCCGAGCTGGGTCGCCAGGTTCAGCAGGGCGTAGGCCACGTTGGGGTGCTGGCCTTTGGAGAAGACCGAGACGATGTCGCCGTCGCTCTTGATCGCAAAGCCGGCGGATCCATCCTCAGTCGTAAAGAGCCGCATCTGGGCGTACTCTTCCTGACTGTAGACATAGACCGAGGCCCCGAACTTGGAGGCATTCTTCGACGCGGTGATCTCACCAAAGAATTGGGCCGCGAAATCCGCGGCCCTGTGTTCGACGATCGGTGGGGTGGCTACCCCTGCGCCGTTGAGTATCTCGGCTGCTTGGGGGCTGGGCTCGAAGACCCTTAGTCCAGAAAGCCCGGCGCCAGTTGCTGGAGATCCTGCTCGCTCATTCCAGTCTCCTTGGCCAGCTTCTCCCGCATCTTTTTCGGAGAGTAGCCGTTCGAAAGCGCCTCGAGAAGCGGCGACTTGCTGGTCGAACTTGGATTGGGCGCCCTGGTAGAGGGTTTGCTTTCCATCGTTTACTCCTGCGCCTTCTTGCGCTTGGCCATTGCTTCCATCGCCGCCTTTGCCAAGAACGATTTTACCCGAGGATCCTCCAGGTCCGTTCCCTCCAGCATCCCCGCCAGCGACGGCTCCGCCGTCACCGCCTCCTGCCGCATCTCCTGCAGCTCCTTGCTGGGCTCCGGTGTCGTATCCTTCTGCATTCAAGATCCTCGCGAATACGGTGTCATAGCTCTCGTTGAGCGGGCTGGGTGGAATTACCGGATCGCCGTCCTCATCGACAGCCAGCTCGGACGTGAGAGCGCCCCAGAGCTCTTTCTCTGGATACCAAAGTATAGCCTGAAGATCGGCGGTTGTCACGTCCAGCCCGAGGTCGGCCAATGTCTTTTGGGCGTGGGCGACCGCCGTCTCAATCTGACGGCGCTGTGTGCCGTTGGCCACCTGGTCGAGGGGCGTGGTGAGGTCTGCCTTCAGCCGCTTGGCGCCGCGCGCCCAGGTGGGCTGCATCTTCGCCGGCACGCCGCCGGGGTACTTCCCCCGGAGCCTTTTGTACTCCTTGTTCCAGGCCCCCAGAAGGCGCTTGGCGTAGGCAGCCAGGGCTGCGCTGTCGGTGTCGTACTGGGGCTTCCACCCCTCCGGCGGGGGCAGGTTGCGGTAGTCGGCAGCGATGTCGTCGAGCTCAACGTTGCGGGACTTGAGCTTCTTGATGGCCGCCGTCTGAACTTTCTTGGTCAGGTCCGCCCTGGCCTCGAGGGCGCGGATCTTGGCGTTGTTCGACCGGCGCTCGGCAATCGTCTCCAGCAGCGGGTCCATGTCGAGGGCGGGGGATTTGATCGCCCGCAGGACCGAGGCCTTCAGGCGTGCGCGCTGGGCCGGGAGCGAGCTCTCGTTGCCGATGCTCTTGCCGGTGAGGCGGCCCCAGGTGCGGCGCATCCACAGGTCGATCGTGAGCGGTGTGAAGTTGCCGTTCAGGTTCTGCCAGAAGCCGTTGCCGATCTTCGGACCCAAGAGCGAGGATCCGTAGACCACCGCGTCCATCGCGGTCTGGCCTGGCGGGTTGTAGGGAATGCCCTCGGCCTTCGCCAGCTTCACCCATTCTACGACGGTCATCTTGTCGCGGAACAGGGCATCGAGATGCGCAAGCTTCTCAGGAAAGTCCTTGCCCGGCATCGCCTCGATGAGCGGGCCGAACTTGGCGAAGTTCTCGCCCATCGCGGCCTGCTTGTCGCCGGTGCCCCAGCCCTTCGACATGGTGAAATCGCCGGCCTTCACGCGGGCCAGCATCTCGTCGAAGGCCTTGTTCGTGGCGACGGCGTTGGCGGCAACATCGAGGTTCTGCGAGGTCACGGCCATGATGTAGGTGAAGACGAAGCGCGCGTTAGCAGCGGTGCCAAACCCGGCCTCCGCAGCTGCGGTGTCGTCACTGAGCAGCGGCCATTTGACCGAGACGATCTGCAGTGCGCGTTGCATAGCGGAAGTGTACCAGTCGAAGGCATTGCCCGATTTCTGCATCGCCTGGATGGCCTCGGCGGCCATCACGTTGCCGATCTCGCGGAGGATCTTGTCGTCGATCTTCTTGGTGAAGTCAGCAATTGCGGTGCCGACGAAGTTACCTTCCAACCACCGGGCGGCGGCCTCGTTGCTCTTCAGCTTCTTGGCCGGCACCTTGTTGCCGTAGATCGGATTGACGAGCGCTTGCTCGCGATCGTTGAGGGTCGAAAGGAAATCGGCGCCGGGTGCAGACTGAAATAGCGGCAGCGGAGCGGCCTTGAATACATCAACAATCTCGCCTACAGTCAGATTGCGCTCCGGTGCCGGCTGGGTCTGACGCCCGTCTTCGGGTCTCGCCAGAGATTTACCACCGGGGCGTTCTTTTATATCGAACCCTTGCAACTGATAAGCTGCCCGGTTCCCCTCCCCGCTGACGCGATATTGAAGGGCCACTGCGTAATCCTTGCCGGCAATGCGAACAACGGATGCCGCGTAGGCATACGAAAGATTGCGACGGCCTTGGCTATCGGGAACGGACGGGTTGTAGACAACGGCGTTCTTTATAATCTCCGGGAGTTGGCGCAGAACTGCCGCCTTGCGGGCGTCTCCCATATTGGACGACGTCAGTTTTGCACTGATCTGAGACACCCGCACCGGAACTCCGTCCGACCCTTCGAACGACTGGCCCTGATATGTGTCTTTTACCCAGCGGGTCTCTGCCGCCCAGTCCACGCTCTCGGGGACCGGCGTCGTAATATCGACGGGGGCCACCTCCGTTGCCGGGTCGATCGTGATCTCACCAGTCGCGATGCTTTGAGACAGCGTTGTGCCATCCAGCGCCTTGCTGTCCATACCCTCGCGGACGATCTGGAGCGGGAACTCCTGCATCAGCGCGTCGATGCTCTTGCCGCTGGCTTCCGACATGCGCGACAGCACAGAGACATGGAGCCTGGCGTTGGTCTCAGCGACCCGCTGCTCCATGCCGGTAGCAACCATCTGCTTCGTGACTTCGCTCTCCGCCGACGCCTTGACTGCTGCCTTCTGGTCTTCCTCGGAGACGTCAGCGATCAGGGTGTCGAAGTCGGCGCCCTGCTCCTTCGCCTCGCGCGCGGTAAACTCGCCCGGTGCTGTGCGGATGTCCTCGGCCAGCCCGGTGAAGCCTTCGAGCTTCGCCAGCTTGACGATCGTCTCCGCGTTCAACGGCACCTCGGCGTTGCTCTGCGCGCCGTCGTCAAGTGCTGCCACAACCTCTGGAAACTGTGTCTGGATCTGCTCGGCCGTCAACCCCTCGGACTGGAACAGCGTGATCAGCGCCTCCGCCGGGGCGGACATCTGCGGCCCGCCACCATCGGCGTCGATCTGCCGGGCGTGCGCCACGATCGTCTCCGGTGACATGGCGCCGGTCTTGGAGTTGCGGATCTTGTCGCCCAGTTCGATGAGGGCCTGCTTTTTTGCGTCAGCGCGGTCAAGGCGCATCTGGGACACGCGCTGCTCGACGGCGGTCAGGGCCTCGCCCGCACCGGCGAAGGTCATGCCCCCCGCGGCGCCTGCGACGGTCGCCATCGTATAACGCTCGCCACGCTGGTCGGCCAGTGTTCCCCCGTTCTCGCTCGTCACGCCGCCAGCGGCGATGATGCCCTCCAGCTGCGCCACCTCCTGCACCAGCTCCGCGAAGGCTTCCGCTCCGCCGGTCTGGGCGATGCGGCCGACACGCGCGAACCAGCCCCTCAGGGCCGGGTTCTTCGCTGCTTGTTCGGCCAGCCACTTCGCCCCCTGCTTGCCGGCGATACCATTCAGGAAGGGTAGGTTCTCAGTCGCCTTCTGCACCGGGATGATCTCGACCAAGGCGCCGATCGTGCCGGCGGTCGCGGCAATGCCGTAGACAGTCTGGGCGTCAAGGGGATTGCCGTTGGCGTCAAGCACACTGCGGGCCTCGAGGAATGCGCCGCCGGAGAGCCGCTTGTAGCTCTCCTTGATGTAGCCGTAGCGAGCACCCCAACCAGCGCCCAGGAGGAAGGCGCTGGGCAACGTGGCGGCGCCCTGCGGGCCTACGCTTCCGGGGAGGGCCATGGCCGTCGCGGCAGCGCCACCGATCAAAGCCTCGTCTATTGCGCCCACCATGGTGTTGGCCATGCCCGGCGCGGAACCCGCGACGGACTGGAACACCTGGCCGGTGAAGCCCAGCTGGTAGTCGGTGCGCTTCTTCTGGGAGGCCTCTATCTCGGCGGCGCGCTTCTCGTCCTCCGGTGTCGCGGTGCCTTCCATTACCTTTGAGCCGAGGACCATCAGCTCGTCGTCCTCGAAACCGCCGATAAAGGATTGGCTCAAGCCGCGGGCGGTGCGCTCGACGGTGCCCATCTTGTAGACGTTGAGGCGTTGCTCAAGGTCGTTGAGCTCGTCGGCGTTCTCGACGGCGATCGGGCCGTGGGTTGGATCCGCGGCGAGCTTGCTGAGAGCGCCCTTGCGGTCGATGATGTTGAGGAAAGTATCGCGCTGCTTCTGCTCCTCCAGCCCACGGAGATTCCGCCGCGCGACATCCACGGGGATGTTGTTCTCTTTCGCGACCGGAATTGCCTTGGCCTGCTCGGCTGCAGGGACGCGCGTGTTCACGTCCACGGCGGTCTTGTTGGCGATATCATCCTGGCGGATGCGCTCGTCAACCCGGCGCAGAATGCTGTTCGTCTGCCACTCCGACGCCGCGGGCTCGTTGGCCTGGGCGAGGATGTCGATCGGACGATCCACCATTACTGCTGTTCCTTCTTGTAATTCTCGAGCCAATTGTAGAGGTAGAGAGGGTCAACGCGGCTGTCCTCAAGGGCAACCTGCGCTTCCGCGAGTTTGCGGTACTGAGCATCGGCGCCGATCTGTTTATCGTCTGGCAGTCTCTGCAAGGCACGGATCTGATCGTCGACGAATTTCTTGGCGCTCTCGTATTCCTGCGCGTGATAGTCGATGGCTTGCTGCGTCAGCGACCCCGGCGGCAGACCCTGAACCTCCTCAATCGCGGAGAACTCGGTGATCATGGTGGGGAGCGTCACCTGGACGTCGTTATATTCCCCGCCGGTCCAACCAGTGTTCTTCTCCTTGCGCGAGAACTCGATGAACGTGTCGTCCATTACACGCTGCAGTTCGTCAGGGGCCAGCTTCCGGCCTGCCTTCTCCGTCGCGAGCTTCAGGTTCGCGTCAAGGATGGTCTTGATCTGGCGCTCAGCGCGGAGGTTTGCCACCAGTTCGGCGCCCTTCGTGTTCTTGGTGTCGATGCCGATCTCGAGGAGACGGTCGTTCAGAATCTTGGCCGGTTCAGCCAGTGACGGCGCAGAGCCCGTCTCGTCAAACTGCTTCTTGATGCTCTGCTGTTCCTTGAACAGCGCCTCATAGGTAGACGGCTTCAACCGGCCGATGTACGTGCGGAGGTCCATCTCGGCAAACTGCTTGCGCTCGTCCTCGGTGCCATACTTGAGATAGTTCAAATCCCCAAGCGCGCGGGTGTCGTCAACCTGGACGGGGCCGTCCTCGATGATCTTCTGCAGCTTGAGAATGTCGTCGCCCTCGAGCCCGGCGGGGATGGCCTTGAACGCCGCGTCGATGTTGCCATTATTCACGGCGTTCACGACATCAACGGTGGCCTTGCCGAAGGCGTCCTTGTAGGCAGCCTCGTCGCTCTTCGTCTTTAGCTCGACATCGGCTTTGTGCATCGTCAGCGCTTTCTCGCGCGCCTGCGGGTCGGCCACGTTAGCCTTGATCCAGGCAGTGCCTTCCTCCCGAGTGCCGAAATTCTCGACGGCAAAATCCGCAGCTGATCGCGCGATGTTAAGCTCGGTGTCCTTCGCGGCCTCGTCGTTGACGGACTTGATCCGGGTCAGAACATTCTTCTCCGCGGCGGCCTGCTCGTCGGCTGTCATATTCTGGTAGCTGTCGGTGAGGCGCAGCGTCTCCAGCGTATCGTCCGGGTCGATCGCACCGCCCGCCTGGCCGTCGAACTTCCGCATGATGTATTCAGCAAACTGCCCCGCGGTGATGCTGTCGGCCTTGCCGCGCATGCTCGCGGGGAGGTTCTGCTCAACCGCCTTCTTGCCGACGACGTCGGCCGCCTTCTTGTCAGGGTTGGCGAGGAGCTTGGGACCACCGCCGATACCTTGCTGGTGGGCAAGGTAGAGTTCTGCCGGTGTGGGGTCGCGGCCAAGAGTTTCCTTCAGCATCTTGTAGTCGCGCATCGCCAGCTTGGTAACGCCGACCGCTGCCTTCTCGTCGTCGAAGCGCTCATCTAGCGACAGGCCAAGCTCCGGCGCAGTGTCGTCATCGATCTGCCAGGTGCCGCCGACCTGCGGGTTTTCTTGGTTGACCTTCGTGCGCCCGCCACGGCTCTCGATCGCTGCGGCGCGGAGCAGGTAATCGCCGAGCCACGACGGGGCGTCAGGGCCGGCGCCAGCGACGGCCTTGGTCACGGCAGACTGGACCGAAGGTGTGACGGACACGCCACCCGTGACGATCGTCTCGAACTCGGTGTCAAACTGATCGCCATTTATCGCACCGAGGTACTTGGGGAGGATTGCCTGCTTGGTGACCTCGTCGATGTCCGTGCTGTCGTTGACCATCTGCGTGATGTCGGCAACCGGGTCGCCCGTGTAGGTCTTGGCTCTAACGCCTTTGCGAACGCCATCAACGTAGGTGTCGAGATCAATCGCCTGCTTCTTCCCGCGCGCAGCCTTGTGCTCCTTCGTGGCGTTGATCCCGAGGTTGACGTAATCCTCCTCGGTGGCGAGGTCGAACAGCTGGCGGTTCTCGGGATCCTTTACGTTTGAAAGAATCGGCGAAAAGGTCTCTCGGCGGACGGCCTTTTTCTTCTCGACATAGTCGGGATCCAAGGGGTCGAGATCCTTCACGCGGTCAGCGTATTGCGCCTCCGCCTGAAGCATCCCCATCTTGGTATCGAAGCGCTCCTGCTTGCGCGCCTTATCTTGCCGGTCGTTCTGGATGTTCTCAATCGACGCGCTGACCTGGCCGAGGCCTTCCGCCATAGCCCGCGCGCCGGAGAAATTGGCGCCGGGGATACCGACGAATGAGCGCGGCGCGCCCGGGGCAACGCCGCCGAGGTCCGTGAAGTCAGGAAGCTTCGGCATCTATGTCAACCCCACTTGTACCAAGGTTCTTGCTGGCTCGGCGAGACGCTTCCTTGCGGCATGCCCATTCCGTACTTACCGAAGGCGGAGCTGAAGCCGCTACCGCCGCCACCCATGCCAGCAACCTGCTCTGCGGCCTTCGCGCCTGCGGCCATCATCGTGCCGGCGGCGGCCCAACGGGACTGAGTGCGGTTGAACTTGGCATTGGCCACGCCGACCTTCCCCCGATACATGAGGTCGTCGGCCTTGACCTTGCCCTGCCGGAAGATGTCGCGCTGCTGGACGTTGCCTTCCTTGGCGATGTTGCCGATGACGTCGAGGACGCTATCGTCAGTCGCCATGCCGCCCGACGTCGCCGAGACCGCCTGGACCCTACTCGCCAGAAGCCGACCTTCCTTGGCCTTCGCCTCCATGCCGCGGGTGGAGACCGCAAGCTCTTCGCTGGCCATGCGCCCCAACTGCTTGCGTTCGGCCTTCGCAGCTTCGTACTGAGCGTTGCCCTGCGCGATCGTGCTGCCGGCCTCGATCGCACCCATCATCAGTGTGGTAACCGGACTAGACATTCTTGTTTCTCCAAATCCAGATCTCGTGGCCGTCAGCCTCGCCATAGGGCTCAAACCCGGAGCGCTTCAGCAGCCGCTCCGAGGTGTCGATCCCGCGGTCGCGGGTCACGCGGATCTCGTTGACGCCATTCTCGCGCGCCCATGCGAGGAGCTTCAGTGTGTATCGGTAGAGAGCCTTCAGCCGGTGGCCGGGCTTTGCGTCCATGAAGCCCCAGACGTTGCCGTCATCGCCCAACGCCAAGCCGCCGAGCGCCACTGTCCTGAAGCCGCGCCTGGCGGCGTAGCCCTTCAGGGGCTCGATCAGGTGCCGCCCGTAGAAGCGGTTCATCTCGCGGCCGTCGAGATCTTTAACCTCGATCATTATTCTGCATGTGGATGACCATGCCCAGGATCGTGGCGGGAAACGGCGACGTCACCTCAATGCACACCCGGCTGTCAGTGTCGAACTTCCCACTGAATGAACTGGCTTCGTAATCCCATTCGGGCACAATGTAGTAAGGGTCCAGAACCTTGCCCTTGTAGACCGACGAGAGCTTGGTCATGTTGACGAAGTCACGGCCGATACGAATACCGTCAAGCGCGGTGTCGAGCCCGAGAAGGGCCAAATGATCGACGCGCTTTTTCTGTGTGAGCGCCGTTCCGGCCGCTGATCCATACGCCAGCTTCACCGACTTGAACCGAGCGGTATAGGGCAGCCCGACAACCGCTTCAGTCACGGTAGTCGTGAGCGTGATCTCGCCGCCTGCGCTGACAGTGTACGTACCCCTGGGGTCCACGATGGTCTCCGGTCCAGACTGGAACGAAGGGGGCTCGAACGCTTCATCAAAGGCCCGATACCGGGGGTAGCCCACCACAACCTCTTGTCCAGCCAAATGGCCGAGGCCCCCGATCGTGCTGACCGGCGTGGCCGACGTAAACCTGACGCAGCTGTCCAGCAGGTAGCCAGCGTAGACATCACTGAGCTCTTCCGACGAAGCGAATTTCTCGATGTAGCGTTTTGCCACACCTTCAATTGTGCGCTTCACGACAAAGTACACTGCGTCGTCGTCGCCGGTGGGCAAAACCACCACGCTCTCAACGTCGCCATCTGTCTCGATCCGGCACCACCCAACGACCGCATCAGCGCGATCGTAGAGCAGCATCGCCACGGTGCCGTCTTCCTTGATAAAGTAGACCCGAGTGTCGGGCTGGCGTTGCACCGCGATCTGCAAAACGCCGGGCTGGCAGATTTGCTGGTTCAGTCGCGTGAGCTCACGCGCGCCGTAGTCATTGATCTCAACGTCGTAGACGAGCTCGAATATCTTTGACCCGTTGCGCTGCACAAATATCCCGGCGCTGTCTACTGCGATCGCCTGCACCGCTGCGCTGCCGACCGTTGAAGCGTTTCGAGCGGTGAAGGCTGTGGGCGTCAGGGGCTCATCAAAGGAGCTTGACCGGATCGATACCTCGGCCGATGCCGTGCCCACCACAAGCCGCTGCAGTGGCAACATCCAGCCGATGCCTTCGACGGGGCCGGTGGCAACGGATCTCACGATCGGGCCGCTGTCACCCTCCGTTGCGGGATCGAAGTTGTAGTAATCGTCGGAGACAGATCCGTACACTTTGTCCAAACCGGCCCACCAAAGACGACCATCGTGGAATGCAACGGACGACGGCCAACTTGCGGCGTTCGACCAGGCGCCCCGACGCCAATCGTCGGTGTAGTTGGTGTCGCCCAGCTGGCGGACGACCTCGGCGCTGACGCTCTGAGAGCTTGTAAAGCCGGTGACGCGGAAGATGCCGGTCTTGTTGCCGCCTTCATAGTTAAGGTTCGCCGACACCGTGACCGCACCAACACCGGACCCTGGGCGGGACGCAAGCCGGTAGTAGACGATGAGGTTGTTCGACGACGCGATTTGCGGACTGCCTGTTGATGATATGCTGTCGTCGATCGTGATGCCCGCTTGGTCGGCGCCATATGTCTTGTAGGACGTCCAACCCTCCGGCACGCCGTATGCGCGCTCCAGAGTGATCTGCCCAGTCGTTGTTGCGCCGTTGTACGTAATTGTCAACTTGAACGCGCGGTCGTCGGCGTTGACGCCGGTGACCCGGATCCAGTCGGAGTATTGATCCTCGCCCGTAAAGATTATGTCGGGCCGCTGCTTGGGGTGGCTGATCTCAAACGTCGAGCCCACCATGCCCGAGGTGAAATAGGGCTGGTCCGCTGTGATCGTCACGTCACCTGTCGTGGCGCTTGCCTTCAACTTCTCCTTGCGGGCAGAGTAGCCGAGGTACGGGCCCGCCGTCGTGTAGTATTTCGCGAGGCTCCAGGAGTTGGCGCCCCGGCGCTCAATCTTGTACTGCTGGTAGCCGTCGCAGGCGAGGAAGATCACCGAGCCGGATTGCCCGTAGCGAATCTTGTCGAGGTCCGCCTCGGCCCAGGGCACCGGGATCAAGAGAGTGGCGTTCTTGTAGAAGTCGATGCTGTTGATTAACCGATTGGCCCGGCCCTCGTTGATGGCCTCGACCTCGAGATATATTGTGCCCACGCCGGGCGTGAAGGCGATAAAATGCACGCCCTCGTCGAGGGTCTGGTTGCCGATGATCTCGGCGCCGCCAGCCGTGCTGCCGATCCTGAAGATCACAGGGCCGCGTGCGACGTCAACCTTAACGCAATGGACCTTCGCCTGGTCGCCGCCGGCGACGGTGGCTGACTGACGTGCGCGGGCATAGGAGTATTCGGTGCTTGTCAGCACCAGCTGGCTGCTAGCGAAGGACGTGCTAGCGCCAGAGGTGCTCTCGTTCGACCAGCCGCGGTAGTAGGTGATGTTCGACGTCGCGATCGTGCCAGACGCCACCGTCGTGACGGTGAAGGTGTCCGCGCCGGTACTGGTGATCGAGTAGAACCCGTCAAGGGCGCCGCCGCTGGTGAAGTCGCAGTAGATCACCGTGCTGGTCGCCAAGCCGTGGCCGATGCTGGTGACCGTCACCAACGTGGTGGCGCGGGTGTAAGTCACGCTCGTCCCGTCGTAGCCGCCGTTGGTCAGGACCGTGGCGTGGTTCGGGTAGGTGACCAGACTGTCGGCGGTGCGCACCCGCATGCCGGCGGAGGTGATCTCGATCAGGGACGTGGTCGAGGCGTTGAAGATAAACGGAAGCAGCCGGCCGCGAAGATTGTTATAGGTGCTGCTCATAAACTTTAGGCCAGGGCGCATGGATATAGGCCCAAGCACCGTTGGCATGAAGTTGATCATGCTCTCGGCGGCCAACCGCATCTTCTCCAGGTCGACGCGGGCAAGCGCCGCCTTGCCGACTTCGCCGGCGTTGAGGGCGAAGAAAGGGACTTGAGCTCTTGACATCTATCAATAACCTGAGAGAGGACCGCGGTCCCGGGTGAGAGAAGAACCACGCATCGATCGGACCCAAGAACCGGGGCCTAAGAAAATCTTGGCTTGATCCAGAGCGTCTTTGTTTTTGGCAGACGCTAGAGCCCTGCTGTACTCCTCGGCTAGCGCTTCTCCCTTTGAGCTAGACCCCGACAACCGTTCGGCACACTCTTTTGCGAGACAGCAAGAGATTAGTCTCGCGAAAGCCGGCGGCCAGTTCGGCACGTACTCTTCGCCAGAGTATTCAGAAGAGATGTAGCGGAGATAGAGCACATCGAAGTTAGCGTAGAGCTTGTTGCCCTCGTCTCGGAAGACAGCTTCATCATTGAAGAGCGAGTTGGGAGAGACGACGATTGTGCGCAACCAATAGGCCGGCTTGTCGAACCGGAACGTGAAGCCTGGAATCGGCACGCCACCTGGATCGGCGTTGATGACTACAGTTTTCGTCGCGAAGTTCCACAGCCCCTCGGTGAACACAAACGCAACACAATCGCCCCAGGCGTCGTCAAGGACGTATCTCGCTTCGACGTCGTCGGTCAGGGATGAGAGACGAAGGTCGCCGATGGCGCGCAGCGCCTCATTGTATATGTTCAACCGTGTGGCCATCGCGCGTCACCTCGTTAGGCAGCAAGCTTGCTGCGGTAATCATCTGCGGCTTTCGCCGCGTCTGTCTCGGTGGCGAGACCGGACTTGATGACCTCGCCCTTGTGAATGACCCGCCAGCGGTCGCTCTTGCCGCCGTAATCGACCCGGACTTCGTCTGTCACTGTCTCTGAAACGGCCTTCTTCGGAGCAGTGGCCTCGACGTACTGCCGGAGGCAGCGGACCTTGGCGAAAGTCGGCCCGAGTTCCAGAACGCGGAGCTCACAGTCGAGGACGTTGTCCTCGGACAGCACCTCTATGATCGCGCCGGGTTTAAGCCGGAAGGCGTGGTTCGCCCAGTAGGACGGGTCGAGCACGTCCTGGAGCGTGGTGCCGGGCGGCACGATCGCGCTCATACGGATCCGCAGCGAGTGCGCGTGATCCATTGCGGTGGCTTTGAGAGCCTTCATATAGACCTCGTTGGTTGAAGAAGGCGGGAACCGTTATTGGTTCCCGCCCAATTGTCGTTTAGTCGGAGTTCGTCATCGTCACGGAGGCGATGTTGGACAGGTCGGCGCCGGTCGAAGCGACCGTCACGACTGCGTGCATCGTCAGGTTGGTGAGGGTAGTCCTCGTGGCGAGGGTGCCCCACTGGGTGTAGTAGAGAATGTCGCCCTTCCGCACACCGCGCGTGAGCGCGTCAGTGATGAAGTTGGCGGCATCCACAGCCGTGTAAGCGTCCTCGCCCTGCAGCGACCAGATCTGCGGGCTGCCGCTGTTGCCCATCGAAGCCACGATGAGGCGAAGTTCACTAGGTACGTATGCCATTGCTCATATCTCCTTAGCTGAAGGCCGCGGTGTCGTCGGTCGTGACCTCGATGATGCCCGAGTTCTGGAGAACCTTGGCGCCGTGGTAGACCGTGTGGCGAGCGTAGGAATAGTCGTGCTCGCCGTTGTAGCCGATGTCGGTCTTGATGCCGGCGTTGTCGATGGCATGACCGATGGCGTTCTTGTGGTAGACGAAGTTCTTCGCCGTCGCCGTACCCACACCCGGCACCTTGGGGTGCATGATGTGCTGGGCGCCGAGGAAGCGGAACGGCTGCGCGCCTTCCACCAGGGGCTTGGCGTTCACGTAGTCGATGGACGTCGCCTGCGCGAAGGTCATGATCCGCGCGTAGGTCTTGGGAGACCAGACGCAGGTGATCATGCCGTCGTTATCGACTTCGTTCTCGTAGAGATCCGACAGGATATCGACGAGCTTGCCGTAGGTGAGCGTCACGGCCGAACCCGAGTTGTAGGTCGTGGTCGTGGCGTCAAGCGCAGTCAGGATGGCCTGATCGATCTCCTTGTTGGAGGCCTTCATGCCGCGCTCCTGGAGGATGCGCCGGCGGTCGGACTGGCCACCAAAGATATCGAAACCCGTCACCGTTGCGCGGTGATGCATTTCCTTCAGGGTGACCGTGACCTGGCTGTCGGTCTCGTTGGCGGCCGGGATGAGGCCGTCAACACCGCGTTCCTTCATCGTGTCGGCCTGGCCGGTGACGAGGAACAGGGCCGAGGAGCCCTTGACCATGGCTTCAGTGGTGACGCTGTCGCGCAGATAAGACTGGCGAAGCTCGAATGCCGCGACGTACTCGTCGCGGTAGAGCGCTTGCATTGGAACTGACATATTGATTTTCCTTCACAATATCAGTGAGTTGCTGTTATTGCGTCGGCTTCGGGTGGCCGCGGGCATGCGAGCTCGGAGCGGTGCCCGATCGGGGGCTCCACTCGCTCACGCGGGGCGAAACGTCTGCTGGTGTGTTCGTTCTTGCGCAGGGCCGCGTTGCGGGGTGCCTGCTTAACTCGCGTGTCTCAGCGAGATTTCTTCGGGGGCTTCGGTCTGACGATCCGGTTGCCCTTGGTCGGCTTCTTCGCGCCGACATAGTGGACGACAGTTGGGACCGCCATTCAGCTCTCCATCATTAAATCGAATTTCACGCGCTCGAGCGCAGGTCTCCCATCAGCCGGCGCGCCGGGTGATCGAGGCCTGGATACGCTGGAGTTCAGCTTGGGTATCGGCGGCCCAGTATTTCTTGCGGACCTGCGGGTCCGGGTCGTTCATCATCTTCAGCAAGTCAGCCTTGCGGGTCTCGAGGCTCTGGCCGGTCGTGTGAACGTCGGTCGTATAGAGCTCTGCCGTTGAGCCTCCGACCTTCCGCGATACCTCGGCCATCAGCTTGATGAACGTCTCGTTGTCACCAATGCGTGTGCCGTCAATCAGTTGCTGGGACAGGAACTCACCGGCGTTGCTGCCAAGGTGCTCCTGCAGTACGTTGCTCATCAGGTTGACGTTGCTGCGGTAGTCCGCGCCCCACTCCGCGCGGAGCTTCTCCTCCGTCTGGATGCGGGCCTGGTAGGCGTTGTCGGCGTTCTTCTGCGCGACCATGTCCTCGTATTCGAGGAACCAGCCGGAGATGTTCTTGACGACGTCGGCCGGCATATTCTTCTCGTGCATCGCCTTGGCGAAGTCCGAGATGATTGCATGGTCCGCGTCAGAGAGCTCCTTGCCTTCAGGCACCTCGAACTCATAATCCTCGAACTTCGCGGGCACTCCCTTGGCCTTTCGCCAGGCGGAGAGCTGCTCGTCGGTCGGGTTCTCCGGCAGGTCGCCAGCCTCTTCTTTAGCCGGCTTCCGGCTGTCGTGGGCGGCGCGGAGTTCCTTGAAGGCTTTGGCGAAGGCGTCGGGCGCGGTGTAGCGGTTGAGGAGGTTCTTAAGCTTGTCATCACCACCGGACAGCTTGTCGCGCCAGTCTTCGGGCCAGCTGGTGTCGGCCGGCTTGATGGCCTCGTCCGCCTTGGCTTCCGGCGGGGGTGGAGCCCCGGCTTCAGCGATCGATGGCGTGTTGGTGTTCGACGCGGGCGTGGCTTCGCCAGCCGCTTCTTCGCGGGTCTCTTCCGACATTGATGTCCTGCTTGTTGCCGTGCCGCCTTTCGGGCGGGGTGACGGCGGTTAGGACCGGCGGTCTTCGCCGGTCAGTATATCCAGCGGGGTGCTGATGAGCTTGCGGAGCTGCAGCCCCACGTAGCGCTTGCCCTCACTGAAATCGGTCTCGCGCGTCCCGCCGTGGTCGTCGGCACG